TGCTCATTCCGCTGCCCCTTTCGTTGCGATCTCCCCGCCACAGGCTGCATAACCTGCGATATCCACCCAATTGTCCTGGGAGGCGGAACCGCCAGCAATCCGTCCAACTTTGAGCAGGATCATCATGGCTGCAACATCTTCGGGAATGAGGTCCACTAAAACACCAGGGCCAACGCAACGAGTCTGTATGTATTGCCTCCACAGCTCAGCAATGGTGCTAAAATTGTCCTCTGGGCTGCCATAGTCCTGCTCTCTCTGTCCGCAAACACACGCCTCTGCGGCGTCCAGTATTCCCTTTCTGGTCATTTCCTTCCCTCCATCTCTCTGTACATCCGGCTGGACACAATCTCCCTGCTCCCCTGGTATTTGCCACGGTATGTGTCAGTGATTTCCCCGCACACGGGATGATAGGACAGCTGCCCAATCTCCATGTTGGGGTAAATGCGCACGGGTTCAACCGCGACGATCTCCAGGGTCCAGAACCCTTTGAATCCCACATCACCATAACCAGCCGTGACGTGGATGAACAGCCCTAAGCGCCCTATGGAGGAACGCCCCTCCAGTTTGGGCACCAGTCCATAGGTCTCTGTCCACTCGTTGGTGCGGCCCAGGTAGAGTTTGCCGGGGGTGAGTACCAGGCCTTCCTCGGGGATGGCAATGGTGCGGGTCCGGTTGTCCTGCCGGGGATCCAAGCAGGCCTCGGTATATACCATCAACTCTGGGGCCAGGGAGACGTTGTAGCTGTTCGGGTTTACCCTGGCATCGTCCCAGGGTTCAATGACGATGGTACCAGCCTCATGCTGGAGTTTGATTTCGTTGCCGCTTAAAATCATCCGATACCTCCTTTAGCTTCAGGTCCAATTCGCACACTTTAAGTGCCGTCCTCGTTACCTCTCCGTTTTCACTGTATAGGCTTTTCCCTCTACCGTTTTTCATCTTGCCAAGAATCGCATTTGATACACACGCCAGATTGTCTGTACTGTAATCGCGCCTATTTCCATTTAGGAATATCACGCAATGTCCTTTCGGAACAGGCCCATGAATCCTTTCCCAGACAACAACCTGTTTTCGTTTCCATGCCTTATAAAACGATCCATGCTCAGCCACTTTTACATATTCGTACAGTCCCATAACGGTTTCATCTCCGACCTTGCTATGCCCTGCACGGTTCTGAAGCGCTCTCGTCCTCGCAGAACCATTCTTCTTTACCCCCAGCTTTTTAGCCATCGTTCTAACGCTCTGCTTTGGATGACCCCTGTGAAATGCAGTCTCAAGGGCTTG